CTGGACGGATATGTGGACATTTATCTTCCGGATTACAAATATGCGGAGAGCGAATTGGCGGTGAAATTTTCACATGCAAATGATTATCCTGAAAGGGCTATGGAAGCAGTTAATGAGATGGTACGCCAGACAGGAATGCCACAGTTTGATGCAGAGGGATATATGAAACGTGGGACTATTGTGAGACATCTTATATTGCCGGGGCATACAAGAAATTCAAAGAAGGTTCTGAAACTTTTACATAAGACTTTTGGAAAGCAGATTTATATCAGTATCATGAATCAGTACACACCGGTTTTTGAACAGAAAGAATATACAGAACTGAATCGTTGTGTAACCAGAAGAGAATATGAAAAAGTTCTGGACTATGCATTTGAGCTTGGGATTGAAAATGGATTTTTTCAAGATGGTGAAACTGCCAGAGAGAGTTTTATTCCTGCGTTTGATTATGAAGGTGTGAGAAAAATGCCATAAAATAAAAAACTCCCATAAATGGAAGGAGGCCGGTACTTTCGTACCGGCGCGTATGAAAAAGAAAAATATTTATAAGAAAGATTCATCATCTTTCTACAGTTTATTATATCCAATAAATATGAATAAAATATGAATACGGTGTAAAAAAATAAAATTTGTTTTACCAAAATATTTTTAAAATTTCTTCCATGTATCCCTTACAAACAATATCAGTAACGGGAAAATCTCAAGACGTCCTGCCAGCATATCAAAAGTAAGGATAAGCTTTGAAAACCAGGAGAACATGCCGAAGTTTCCGGTAGGTCCTACCAGTTCCAGACCAGGTCCGATATTATTAAAGGTTGCCGCAACCGCCGTAAAATTCGTGATCAGATTGAAATCGTCAAAGGCAATCAGGAATATGGAGGATGCAAAAATCAGCATATATACAATGAAGAAAATATTTGTGGAACGAACAACTTCATGTGGGATGGCTTTGCCGTCCATTTTTATTTTCTTTACCGCATTTGGATGCAGAAAAATATGAAGCTCCTTGCGGACTGTTTTGCAGAGAATCAGGATTCTGGATACTTTAATGCCGCCGCCTGTACTTCCGGCACATGCACCGATAAACATCAGCAGTACCAGGATTGTCCGCGAAATTTCCGGCCAGGTATTAAAATCTGTTGTTGCATATCCGGTTGTTGTGATAATGGAACCAACCTGGAAAGCTGCCTGCTGAAAAGCTTTGGCTGCACTTCCGAAAATATGGTAAATATTGCAGGTGATGATAAGAATTGCAATACCGATGATTCCGAAATAATACCGCACTTCTTCCATTTTAAAAGCCTGAGCAAATTTTTTTGTGATAATGAAAAAGTAAGCATTAAAGTTAACGCCAAATAAAATCATAAATACAGTAATGACTACCTGCAGATATGTACTGTAACTGGCCATGCTGTCATTTTTAATACCAAATCCTCCGGTACCTGCAGTACCGAAAGCTGTACATATGGAGTCAAACAGCGGCATACCACCGACCAGAAGAAGCAGGATCTGGATCACTGTCATTACGAAATAAATAGAATACAGAATTTTGGCAGTTGACTGTACTTTTGGCGCAAGCTTGCTTACAGATGGTCCGGGACTCTCCGCTTTCATAAGATTCATATGATAACCGCCGGTAAGTGGCAGAAGGGAGAGGATGAAAACCAGAACACCCATTCCGCCGATCCAGTGCGTGAAGCTTCTCCACATCAGCATACAATGAGGAAGTGCCTCCACATCGCTGAGAATGCTGGCTCCTGTTGTAGTAAAACCCGAAACTGTTTCAAATAATGCATCTACAGGATTTGGAATGCTTCGGCTGATCACAAAGGGGATTGCTCCTATGATACTCAGAACGATCCAGCTTAATGCTACAGTCACGAAACCTTCTTTTGTGTAGAAAGCCTTTCTTGTCGGCTTTTTCCTGGTGAGAGGAAGCCCGATGACCAGGCATAAAGCAATCGTGATCAGAAAAGCTACACCGGAAGTTTCCTGATAGATCAGTGCCGTAATTGCGGGCAGAGCCATAAATACAGCTTCAATTTCCAGAATCATTCCGATGATATAGATAATAATGGAATAGTTCATAATTCGGCTCCTTTATTTTTCCAGAATATCTGTAATATCGCGAAGGCCCTTCTGAGAAGTTACTATGATAACGGTATCTCCGACCTGAATGGTATCCTGGCCTCGGGGAATCTTGACCTGACCATTTCGGTTCAGGTAACCTACAAGGAGGTTTTTCTTCAGGTTCAGTTCAGATAATGGAATGCCTGTTACCGGTGAATTTTCGCGGATGGCAAATTCCAGAGCTTCTGCCTGATTATCCAGGATATGATAAAGGGTTTCAATATTGCTGCCGATGCTGTTCTGCATGGCACGTACATACTGCAGGATATAGTCGGCTGTGATATATTTCGGATAAATGACGCTTCCGATATCAAGGTTATCAATGACATCATCAAAGGCAAGGCGGTTTACCTTGGCAATCAGTTTGGCATTGGAAACTGTTTTGGCAAAGAGTGAAAGGAAAACATTTTCCTCATCCATGTTTGTGAGTGATACAAAAGCCTCTGTGCGTGAGAGTCCCTCTTCCATAAGGAGAGAACGATTGGTTCCGTCTCCGTTAATGATAGTTGCCTCCGGAAGCAGATCACTTAAGGTTTCACAGCGGGACTCATTCTGTTCAATGATCTTAACGGAGATGTTCATATCAAGCAGGGCTTTTGTAAGGTAATAGGAAATGGTTCCTCCGCCGACAATAATGGCGTTTTTTACCTGATTGGTTTTCAGGCCGATCTTTTTGAAAAAGGCTGCTGCATTCACCGGGGAAGCAAGAATGGAAACCATATCTCCGTCGTGGATCACCTGATTACCGCCGGGAATAGATACATGATCCCGACTTTCTACTGCGCAGAACAAGACGTCGCATTTCAGGGATTCCGTAATGCGTGAGATTGTCATGCCATCCAGATTAAATTCAGGAAGCACTTTGAATTTCAGCATTTCTACACGACCACGTGCGAAAGTATCGATCTTGATAGCTGAAGGGAAGCGTAAGAGACGGGAAATTTCCTGTGCAGCTGCAAGCTCCGGGTTAATGATCATAGTAACACCCAGACGCTTCTTGATGAAGCTGATCTCTTTGGCATAGATAGGATTGCGGACACGGGCAATCGTCTGGCAATGGCCGGTTTTCTGTGCGATCAGGCAGCAGAGGAGATTCATTTCATCAGAACCGGTTACGGCAATCAGGATATCTGCATTCTCAATACCTGCTTCCACCAGCGTGTTGATACTTGCACCGTTTCCCACGATACCCATGGCATCAATGTCATCCTGAAGGGAAGTGATCACATTAGAAGAAACGTCTATAAGAGTAATGTCGGATTCTTCTTCCTGAAGCTGTTCTGCCAGGGTACGTCCAACTTTACCGCACCCAACAATAATTATCTGCATAATTCCTCCAATAAGGGGGCTGTCACATAATATCTATGTGAGACAGCCCCTTTTATATCATATTTTTGTTTGTAATTGCTCAATATTTTTGGCAATTACTTTTGTGGCTATTAAGCTAAGAATACTATAGCACCACCAGATATATTTGTAAAGCAAATATGAAATTTCTGTGATTTTTAAGATGGAGCGTATTACTGTTCATTCCGTTCTCAGTAACACGCTTCGCGATGCTAATCGCATAAATTCGCGCAGTATGTCGCAGGTTTTGGCTGCGTACTTTATTTATTGCTGTTGCATGATGCAGTGCAGGGATTATCAAATCCCGGGGTAAAAGCATAGAAGTTTTTGGCATCAAGTTCTTCCTGAATGGACTGAAGAGCTTCCCCAAATCTCTGGAAATGAACAACTTCTCTGGCACGCAGGAATTTGATGGGATCCGCAATCTCAGGTATATTGCGGACTACTCTGAGAATATTGTCATAAGTAGAACGGGCTTTTTGCTCTGCAGCAAGATCCTCGAACAGATCAGTGATCGGATCACCTTTACTCTGAAATTCACATGCATTAAATGGTACGCCACCTGCTGCCTGTGGCCAGACTCCCACTGTGTGATCGATATAATACGGTCCGAATCCGGATTTCTCAATTTCCTCCATGGAAAGGTCCCGGGTAAGCTGATGTACAATAGTGGATACCATTTCCAGATGACTGAGTTCTTCTGTTCCTATGTCGTTGAGCAAAGCAGAAGTCGTTCGGTTCGGCATGGTAAAACGCTGGGAAAGATAACGCAGGGAAGCGCTGATTTCACCGTCCGGGCCACCGGAGTGCAGTACCCTATAATAGCCCCGCAAACCCAGTGTTTATGCGGGTTTGTGGGATTTTTAACTCAGAAAAAATATTACAAAAATGTTAAAAAGGCCGAAATAGCACTTTTTTATGGATGGATGAAATTCAGGAAATAATGATGTCAAAAGACATTTTTCCGGATTCCTTATCATATATGATCTGTTCCACAACACTTCTGATCAGATTTCCCTTTTCTTCATAACCTACGTCTGGATTCTTCAGGACATCCGAAACAGAACGGATCTCTTTCAGGATTTCTTCTGTGTCAGGCTGCTCTGCCTGTTCTTTCTGTAATAGCTGTGAAAGGGCAGCAGTCAATTCTAACCGATCTGATACCAGACGATCCTTATTATTCTTATATTCTTCCAGAGTATCTACTCCTGCCTCATAAGCCTCTTTGATTCTGCTTTCTCTCATGGTGAGCTTACTGATTTCTTTTTGTAACTGTTCGATCTGCAGTGAATGATCAGTCTTTTTCTTTTTACATACATATGTAAATTCTGCTCCATCTAAGATCTGATCAAAATAACTTATCACAGCTTCTTCAGCCTTTTTGACTGATAAGGCAACAGAAGTCTTATGAAATCCCTTCGCGTACTTCCAGCACTGGAAATAAGGACATTTATTATTACCGGTGTAAGAAAGCGTAGCCCCGCAGACAGAACACTTTAAAAGGCCGGATAGCCAGTGCTTACAGGCAGAGACATTCCGTGCCTTGACCGGACGTTTCCGGGAAGTGATCAGCTTCTGACGTTTTTCGTACCGTTCCCTGGAAAGACGTACCTCATGGCTTCCTTCAAATTCCACTCCGTTCCAGACAACAGTTCCGCAATAGAAGGGATTTCCAAGAATCCGGTCAACGCTACGCCGCTCGAAGAGTTTTCCACGTTTCGTCCGGTACCCGAGATCATTGCAACGCCTGGCAATAGCTGTCTCATCTAAGTTCTGATTATCATACAGGTCCATGATATAAGAGACAATGGCATATTCAGCTTCATTAATGATATAAGGTTTTCCATGTCCAACTGCAGTATAGCCAAGACAGGGAGATGTCTGATAGCCTTTTTGCAGGGCTTTTTCTTTCATGCCACGCAAAACCTCACCTGACAATCGAATGGAGTAGTATTCATCCATCCATTCTATGATACGCTCGATCAGACTGCCAAAAGGTCCCTCAATCAGTGGCTCAGATACACTGATCACGTCTACATTATCCTTCTTGAGCATACTCTTGTATACGATAGACTCTTCCTGGTTACGGGCGAAACGACTGAATTTCCATACCAGGATCACATCAATAGGGTGAGAAGGCTGCTTCGCCAGGGCGATCATCTTCTGAAACTCCGGACGCTTCTGTGCGTGCCGGCCGGAAACACTCTCAGTAAAGATAAAGTCCCCGGAAACAATCATGTCATTCTTCTGGGCGTAATCCAGCAGAAGGCGTTTCTGTGCATCAGGAGATAACTCTGTTTGGTCCTCTGTCGAGACACGGATATAGAGAGCTGCTACTTTACTACTCATAAATATCACCTCGGTTTTATAAAATATGTAATTTTAAGTATAAAAATAACAGCCACACAAACGTTCTGATTGTGTAACTGCTCCGAAGATGATATAATATCTTTGCCAAAGTACTGGATCTCTTCGGAGATTCTTGATCCGTCCCTGTTACCAGCAGGGGCGTTTTTTATTATAATAATTCAGAGATCACAATTGATAAATCAGGATATATACATACTGGAATTTCATCGTCGAAAGAATACAATCCGGTACCCGATTCATTTTCAAAATCGTAGACATTTACGATACCTTTCAGGGGATTTATAATCCAATATTCTCTGACTCCGGCCATCCGGTATTTAAATAATTTTATTCCGTAATCTTTACTCTGAGTAGCAGGAGAAACAACCTCAATTACCCAATCAGGTGCACCATGACAACCTTTTTCATCTACTTTGTCTGGTGAGCAGACAACTGTTAAGTCTGGTTCGGCATAGTTCTTGTTATCTTCATTCAGGAACACTGCAAATGGAGAGACATATGGTTTACAGGATCCGCTTTTACTTTTAATGTAATTGCGGATAGTAGCATACAGTTCACCGACGATTACCTGATGCCTGGTATTAGGTGGTGCCATCATATAGATCTGTCCATCAATCAGCTCTGCACGTTCGCCATCCGGAAGAGCGTAGATGTCATCTATTGTATAAATCCGTTCTTTGGGTAATGGCATAATGAAAACTCCTTTCGTTAATCCATTGATGTAATCACATATACACAAACGTTCGACTTGTGTAACTGCTCCGAAGATGATATAATATCTTTGTTAATAGGGGTATCTCTTCGGAGATCCTGATCACCGTCCTTGTGCTGGTAACACAGGGGCGATTTTTTATTTATTATTTTTGTTTTACAAGAGATACAATTGCTAAAATAACATTGACTAAACACCAAGTTGCCCAGATTTTTAAATCAGAGAAACTTCCTGCTAATGTGTATCCGAAGAAAGTAGCAATACCGAATAATACGATAAGAGCAATGTTTCCGCCTTTACTGCCTTTGCGAGTTGCAATAGATACAATGCCTCCAGCAAGAAGCATGATAGCAACGATGATTCCGGCAGATCCGCTTACTTCACCTGTTTCACTTAAAGAATTACTAAGGCCAGCAGCGCATGACTGAAATGCAACCATAAAGAACAATACAATTGATAAGATTCCAGATACTAATTTCCAAGTTTTCATTTTATCCCCTCCGTGTTAAATTAAACATCAATTTCAAAAACAGCTGATTGCTTTTGATTATTGCTGTCGTAATTATAAAAGTTAATTTTGAAACTTCCGGCATTATCAACACCGATGCATGCCTGAGCCTGACAGGAGGCTCCGACAGGCGTTTCTTGTGGATACATTGAGATGTCTCCAGGATATGAATATCCCATTTTTCCAGCGCTGTCAACAATTCCATCGTCCAGACTTATGTACAATCCATTCATGATATCATCGTCATAGCCAAGATTTTCATAAGTATATGTTACAAGATAAACAGCAGCTGGATTTTTATCGCTGTATTCATTGCGATCATCAGTTGTCTCAACAGAGTCAACTGTAATTTTCCACTGTCCCTCTACTACATATGATTCTCCAATTTTATATGTATCTTGGGAAGTAGATTTGGCTCCGGATGAAGCCTCGTCAAGTTGTTTTTGAAGCTCATCTATTGTTTTTTGCATTTCTGAGATTTGAGCTTCGAGTTGTTCAATCTTATCATCTTTTTCATCTGCAAATACAGGTGGTGAAGAAGATAAGACAAGCGTGCCAGCTAATAGGATGGCAAAAATTTTCTTTTTCATCTTTTGATCCTCCTGAATGGAATATTTTATTAAAACGCCAAAGCGAATTAATTCATTAATATATGTGAAAACTTGTATGATAAATCATTTTACTACTATAAAACGTAATAAACAAGTACAATGAAGAGAATGATGAAATATCTTCTTTATAAAGATGTGTAGGCTATTTTGACTATTCAATAGAAATTAGCTTTATCACTGCTAATGGCTCGAAATAAATTATGTAATTATCGATAGATGTACATAATCCGTACTTTGACTTGTAGCAATCAATAGCCTCCTTCAAATATTCTTCCGTAGCATCCAGATATTCAGCCATCTCACAAAGATTCCCACATCCTGCTTCATAAGCACTGATCAGACCGGTAAGTCCAATCTTTAGATTGTACCCATAAAGCCGAGCTCGATACTCCTGCTTTCGGCTTTCTTCCTTATTCTGGTCTAAAATGTTTCCGGAGCTGGTGCGATAATGCCCGATTTCTTCGGCAAGCACACAAGATTTTTCAGCTTGTGTTTCTATATCCTTTCGGATTGCTATGCGACTGCCGCGGATCAGGCCATCATGTTCAGTAAGAGGTTGTTCTTTAACAAGTAACCCTTCTTGATCGGCAGCAGTCAGTAATTGTTCGTAATTCAATTGGGATCACCCCTTTAGCGATTAAAATAAAACGGTTCTCTCTAAGCTGTTTGCTTGTAGTCAACAACTGCAATTTCAGTCAGCATACCTTTAACTTTTTGAATAATTTCTTCAATTCGTTCAAGTGTTTCACCATTTAAGTATTCTTCCCCACATTGAGAACACTTTTCACAAGGAACATTCTTGATAATGATATAGCATCCCTGATAATCAGTCATGTAAGTTGTTGTAGAAGATTCAATATTACCTTTGCAGTAAAAACAAGTCATTATGCATTCTCCTTTCTGGTTTTGAAATCAGATTCCCATTTATCAAAACTGGGGAAATAAGCTGTTATAAGGAACAAATCCGATTCGTGATTTCCGATGACTACATGAAGATATTTATCTTCGATGCTCATCCCCAGAATTAAACAACTGGGGTAAGGATAATCATCTGGATATTGTTCGATGATTTCTCCATTCATAATACAGGCTATTACATCTTTTAAGAATATCCTACGCTGTTCCAGCCTTTTAGCTGCGTGGAGTGTAATACGAATGTTTTTAGGTATACATAGTTTACGCAATTCCAATATATCTAATGCCATATCATTCCTCCCATTTTGAATCATCATTCATAATATCCAAATCATGCTGAACACCTTCGGGTGTTTGCTCAACATCCGTCCGGGCATGAGCTGCAAGAAGATCTTCTTCCATCTGCTGGGCGGAGAGAAGGTTCTTAGAGTAGGCGAGAACCTTTCTCTGGTTATGAGGAGACAACTGATTGCAGATTTCTATGATTTCCTTGCACTGAGCAGAGACGGAAGAGTTCTGAACAGATTCTGCTTTATAGGGAGTTCTTTCCATAGGAACGTCAAAACCCATAAGCCATGCTTCACTTACGTTCAATGCATTTCCTAGAATAAAAAGCTTTTCTTGGTTAGGCTCTGTTTTTCCAGAACAGTATTGACTTATATCTGACTTATTCATTTTTACACTATACTTTTGACAATATGGAACAGTCAGATTAAGAATATCAACCTGCCGAAGTCCGCGCATATTCATTATTGTTTTTAAACGAATTGCAGTGTTTTCTTTCTTCATAATGTTCTCCTTTTCGTAATTGAAATATAACACATATTATGCAAAAGTTCAATAATAAAAACCTAAAAGTTAAAAAAATTGAATTTTATGTTGACAGAAAATGGACGACGTGATATTACACAGATAATTCAAAAGCTTGAACCGGAAAGGAGGTATCAAGTTGGCATTCGATTATAACAAGCTACGAGGAAGAATCGTGGAGATTTTTAACACTCAGTCGAACTTCGCAAGTGCAATGGGATGGTCGGAGCGCATATTGTCACTAAAGATGAATGGAATGTGTTCATGGAAGCAGATAGATATTTGTAAAGCAATACAGTTGTTGAAACTTACTATTGAGGACATTCCGATCGTATGTACTCGGGTAGGTCACTACTCTGTACTTACAGGATAAGAGCATATGAGAGGAGAGTCAACGAAAGTCGTTCGACAAACTGCTTAAATTTGTATAAACAGTAACTCATACATATCATTTCCCATACCATAAAGAAGAGGTGAGGAAGATGTCAGAATTAAAACTGGTAACAAGAAATATCCGTATTAATGGAATTCAGCATAAAGCCAGTGATATGTCAGAAGAAGAAATCAAATGCCTGCTCATCCAGAGACAGGATATAATTCTTCTGAATATGAATTACGAAAGAAAAGCCGCCGGTTAAGGCGGAGAAAGGAGGAACATATTAAGGTTGCGAATCATAGAATAGAAGACCTGGAAAGAAAAGGAGAATGATTATGGAACAGATCACAAACTATGTAAAACCGGAACTCATCGTAGTAGCTATTGCCTTATATTTCGTAGGAATGGCACTCAAACAGGCACAGGCAGTAAAGGATAAGTACATCCCGCTTATCCTTGGCGGAATCAGCATTGCAATCTGCGCGATCTATGTGTTTGCCACCTGCACCTGCGGTACCGGACAGGATATTGCAATGGCAATTTTTACAGCGATTACACAGGGAATACTGATTGCCGGTCTTTCTACATACGTGAACCAGATTGTAAAACAGGCAAATAAAGACGAATAAGGGATGAGAAACCATCCCTTTTCGCTCTATGAAAGGAGACGGACATGGAAATAAGAGGAATTGATGTATCTGCCTGGCAAGGGAAAATTGACTGGAAAACAGTTGCTGATTACGGCATGGGGTTCGCAATCCTGCGGATTACAGAAGCGGGAAACGTGATAGATAGCTACTTTGAGCAGAACTTCTCTGAATGCCGGAAATACAATATCCCGGTTGGGGCATATAAGTATTCCTATGCTATGACAGTTGCAGAGATACAGAGCGAAGCCAAGAAGGTTGTGGAAGTTCTGAACGGGCGAAAACTGCAGTATCCGGTCTGGCTGGATCTGGAATGGAATAATCAGAGAAGCCTTGGAGCTGAACAGATCCACAAATTGGCAGAAGCATTCGAAAAGATTATCACGGCAGCGGGATATAAATTTGGTATTTATTGCAATGTGGATTGGTACCTGAATGTAATTTGTAGCCATCTGAAAAAATACGATTTCTGGATTGCACGTTATCCGGCATCAGATAACGGTACTTTACAGGAACGACTCCGGCCGTACTTTGGTGTGGGCTGGCAGTATTCCAGTAAAGCAAAGATACCTGGCATCAGCGGAACTGTAGATAGAAATATATTTTACAAAGATTATAACGAAGCAAAAGATATAAAAAAGGAAAACACAGTCATGACAAAGAGTGAAGCTATCAACGTAGTTCTGGGAATTGCAGAAGAAGAGATCGGGTACCTGGAAAAGAAAAATAACAGTAAGCTTGACAGCAAGACTGGAAATGCCGGATCAGCAAACTATACAAAATATTGGAGAGATATAAAACCATCCTACCAGGGGCAGCCTTGGTGCGCAGCGTTTATCTCCTGGTGTTTCATGAAAGCTTTTGGTCTGGATAATGCAAAGAAACTCTTAAAACACTGGCCGTATGTATACTGCCCAACCTTAGGCGCCTTATTTGTAAAGAATGCCAATCCAAAAGTTGGAGATGTTGTTATATTTAAACACGGCGATACATTTACCCATACCGGCTTTGTAACAAAAGTAGCCGGAGACAGGTTCTGGACGATTGAGGGAAATACTTCCGGAGCATCCGGTATCGTGGCAAATGGTGGCGGGGTCTGCCAGAAGAGCTATTACAACAGTAATCTTCCGGGGACAAAATTTTGTACACCGGACTATTCAATTGTTTTCTCTGCAGATAAAAATGAAACAGACAAGACAACAAACCCAGAAGGAGGCAGCTACATGTTTAACCCAGAGACAGTAAAAGCAGGAGACAAAAATACATCTGTGCTTCTCTTACAGGAAATATTAAGAGCCAGAGGCTTTAAAGGCAAAAACGGCAAAGCCCTGAAACTTACATGGACAGCAGATGCAAACACGATTTACGCTCTGAAAGCTTATCAGGAATCCAGAAAAGAAGTTCTGGAAGTGGATGGTATTTGCGGATCTGCTACTTGGAAAGATTTAATTGCGATTTAA